CCACGGCCGACAGCGGCTCCACGCGGGCAAACGGGCCCGCCTCGTAGTCTTCCAGGCCGTACCAGCCCATCGTCACTCCTTGGGCTCGTAGGCGATGCGCCCGCGGTCGCGCCGCGCCAGCATCTGCTTGAGGAACGCGAGCGTCTCCTTGAAATCCTTGCCTAGCTCCTCCGCCGACGCGGCGAAGTCGCGCGGCGAGATCATGCCGGTGGTGATGCGCCGCTGCTGCAGGAAGGCGCGGGCCTGCCGCACTTGCTTGGCCGAGAGCGCCATCAAAACACCCCCAGCAGCGTGAGGAGCGTGAGGACAGCGCCGCCGATCAGCAGCGCCAGCCCGGCGATGGCAAAAAACTCGTCTGAGATCATCGCTTGTTCCACGGCTTGAAGGCCAGCAGCGTCTCCGGGTCCAGTTGCTCGAACGAGCCCTGGAAACAAATGGCGCGGTCGTCGATGGTCAGAAACGCCGCCGGTTTCTGGGTTGGAAAGCGCAGGTGCAGCGCCACAAACTCCCTGGCCGCCCGGTTGGCGTACTGGTCGGCTCGGTACTCGCCGCTCGTCGCGATCTCGTCCGTCATCCATCGGATGATGGCGTTGCGCATGGCGTCGACGCCGCCCTTCTCCTTCGACCGGCTGGAGTAGATGCAGACGTCAAAGCGGCCAGAAACGTCGCTCAGCCACTGCATGGCGCCCGGCACGGGGCCGTCGGCCACCACGTCAGCGCCCTGCCAGCCGCTGTCATACGCATGCAAGACGCCGTCAAAATCGACGGCCAGCGTTGGTTTCTCACTCAAGGTGACCCCCATGGCTTAAAGGTGTCCATCTCGGCCGCGGTCGGCGGAACGCCGCGGTACTGGTACGCCCGCGCGTCCACGAACATCACCGCGTCCGGCGGCTTGCACTGCGGCCACTCGATCTGGTCGACCACGCCCTGGTCCAGGCCGTTCTCCGTCAGCCAGTTCTGCATAGCCTTGATGCCGGCCTCGCTGCACGAGCGCGCGGAGAACACGGCGACGCGGTAAGCCGGCGCGTAGACGCACCACGCCAGCCACTTGATGTTGCCGGAGAGAGGCGGGTCGGGGATGTGGGTCTCGTCGAACGGGTCGTTCGGCGTGGTGGCCGCATGCAGCACGCGGTCGAACTCGGTCACGATCAGCCGGCGGAAGTCAGGCATCTGCCATCGCCTCCACGCCGTGCTTGCTGCAGTACATCGTGCCGTCCCGGTCGCGGATCGTCGCCTCCTGGAAGCACCGCGGCTTCTGGCAGATGCTGAACAGCTTGCTGACCGCGTTCGGCGGCAGGCACGGCGCGTAGGTGAACGCGCCGTAGCCGTCGTGGTGCGCGTGGTTGCGAAACGTCTCGGTCATCATGCCGCCGACGACGTTGTCGTTCGCGTCCACCATGACCAGCACGTCGCCCGCCGGCTTCGGGTCGCGGTTCTTGCGGAACTGCATGGTCACCCAGCCGTTCTGGTCGCGATACCAGTTCCGCCACGGCTGCACGCGCGCGCCCGTTACGGGGCTCATGTAGCAACCGTCGTCGTCCGGGATGGCGTCGGTGATGTCTCTCAGTTGCATGCGGCACCTCCAGGTCCGGCGTCACACGCCGCACATGCCTTCGCACTCGTTGTTGAACATATCCGGCTGGTTCTCGCGTCGCCCGTCGCGCTTCGCCACCCGCGCCTCGAAGTCGATCTCCTCCAGCGGGATGAGGCTGCGATGCAGGTACATCGGCTTCGTACCCTTGCGCGTCTCTGTGTTCGGCGCGCCCGCCCTGATTTTGCGGTCGATCTCAACCGCCTTTTGGAACTCCTCCGGGTTTTGCTGCTTCAACTCCAGCCACGCATGGTCGCTGTGGTACGGGCAGAAATAGCAGGCGGACTTGGGCGGCTGCGGGTAGCCCTTCTCCCGCATCCACCGCAGGCAATCCATGCGGTTAATGTTGTGCTCGATCAGCGGATGGTAATTCTCGATCCACTCCTCGTTGCTCGGCTTCATCCGCTGTATCTCGTCCGTCGAGATGCCGATCCACTGCCGCACCACAACGTGATCGGGCGAACGCTTCTTGTACAAGCCAGCCAGCTTGCGCACCTCACGCCGGATCGGCTCGATCTTGTACTCCGACGTGCATTGCCGGCGCACAGGGGCCGCGCGGCCGTCGCTACCCTCCACGAACGCCGGGATCGACGCCCACCGCTGACCGGCCACCATCTTGTCGATGCCCGTTACAATGTTCCCGTCGTCCTTCGTCGCCTTCACAATCTTCACCGGGAACGGCAGGACGTTGTCTGATTGCAGCCACCGCAGGTGGTCGTAGACGTAGTCGGGCTCCGCACTAGTGTCGGCGAAGATGGCGATGTCCGGCATCGGGCCAATCTCGCCGTGCGCGGCCATCAACACCATCGTGGTGCTCTGCACGCCCGCACCCAGCGACACGATGTTAAGCGGGTCCTGCCTAAAGTCGCGGTCGGGCTGGTCCCGCGAGATGCACTCCTCCAGGTCGATTTGTTCGGTCATGGCCACCTCCTTTGCGGCCACTATAGCTACGACTGATTGCCTTGGCTACCCTGGCCGGTCGCCTGCTGTTCCTGCCGCTGCTGATCCTGCTCGGCCTGCTGCATCTCGCGCTCGGCCTGCTCGCGCTGCTGCCGGGCGTCCGCGGCCTCCTGCTCGCGCTTCTCGGCCTGCTGCCGGCGGTCCTGGGCCATCTGCTCCAGGTTCTGGATCGCGCGCTGCTGCGCCTCGAACGCTGCCTGCTCCTGCTCGATCTGGTTCTTCGCGCGCAGCTTCTCCATCTCACGCTCGATCTCGGCGACCGCCTCCAGGTCTTTGCGCTTCTGCTCGTTCGCGAACTGCTCGGCCTTGCGCTGCTCCTCCATGCGGAACTGCGCCTGCTTGCGGCGCTGCTCCATCTCCCAGGCCTGCTGCTCACGCTGCATCTCGGCCTGGGCCTTCATCTGCTCCGCGTCCTGCTGGTTTGGTGGCCCCTGCCCGTTGTACAGGCCGGCCGACTGCAGGAACTGATCCGCGGCCGAGGCGGCCCGCACGGACATGGCGTGGTCGATCTCCGGCGGCAGACCCTCGGCCGCGTCCTCGCCCACCTCGGCGTACAGGTCGACATCCCGCGGCGGCACGCCGGCCTCGGCCATGCGCTGCTGGTACAGGTAGGCGAGGTGCTGCGCCATGTGCGCGACCATCGCGCCCTGCAGCATCTGCTTAACCATCGGCTCGCCGCCGAACTCCTGGTGCTTCATGAACGTCATGTGCGCCCGGAGGTGCGCGGCATGGTTCTGGTGCGGGAACACGCGGATCGGCTGCTGTGACAGCGCCTTCATGTTCTCGGTCACCGGGTCCTGCGGCTCGATGTCGTCCGGGTCCGGCAGAAGCTCCTCGGACTGCGGCATCCGGATCGCGTCCAGCATGCGCTTGTGCGCGGCGCGCCGGTCGTACAGGTCCGGGTTCGCGTCCGCCATCTGCAGCGCCGTCTGCGCCATGGCGATGCGCTGCGTGGAGGAGAAGATATTCGGGTCGGAAACCGGGATGATGTCCAGGTTCTGGTCGTAGTCCGCCCGGTAGGTGACGTATTCGTCACCCTCCACCGCGAACGGATAGCCCTCCTCCGGCATGTACTTGCGGTTCAGCTTGTAGCGCAGCGCAAGCTCCTCGCGCTGGGCCTGATGCAGCCGCTTGTGGATGCCAGAGAACACCTTCGAGCCCTGCTCGATCAGCGCCACGGTCGTGCCGACGGGCCCGGTGTTGCTGGCGTCACCCACCATGCTTTCGGTCGTGCTGGCGAAGCGCCGGCCGGCGTCGACCAGGATTTGGAACACCTGGGACATCGCCGGGCTCGGCTCCTTGAACGGCGGCGTGTAGAACGCGTTCGCCAGTTCGTCAGCCGACAGGTCTGTCTGCTCGTACTTGCCGGGCGTCAGATGAACCTCGCCGGCCTTCATCTTCGCTTCTTTGGGCATGAAGCCGCCCTGCATGGTCGCGAAGGCGGCGCTGTCCAGGAACGCGCGCAGGGTGCCCGAGGCCGCCTCGGCCAGCCCGCCGATCATGTGCAGCAGGCCGTAGCCGTAGAAGCCGAAGCCCGGCAGGTACTTGTAGTGGACGAACCAGACCGACTTGCGGAATAGCTCGTCGTCCTCCTCCCAGTTGCGGTAGATCGACAGCACCTTCCGGCTGTCGCGGTCGACCGTCACGATGTACGGCAGCTTGATGCCCGTTGGCTCGCCCGTCTCGTCGGTGTGTTCGAAGCCATCAATCTCCAGGTCGATGTGACATTCCAGCATCGTGCGGCGCTGGTCGTCTTCGTGCGCGGCGGGCTCGCGATCCTCGGCCTCGTCGATGATCGTCTGGCCTTCGTCGCGCTCCTCGCCCCAGACTGTGCTGGCCTGAGATAGCTCCACGTCCCGGAACTCGCCGACCAGCATGGCGCGCTTCACGTCATTGTGCTGCTTGTAGTACTGGTGCGTGATCCGCGGCGCGTCTTCCAGCGAGGTAGCGACGTACGGGACGATCACCTCCTCGGCCTTGATGAACGGCGACTTCAGCATGCCCTCGGTGGGCGAGTAGTACATCTTGCGGAACGCCGAGCCGGCCAGCGGCAGGTAGAACAGCATCTGGTCGGTCTCCCAGTAGTATGCCTTGTCCTGGGAGGTCATCTGCCAGTTCATGTGCTGCTCGACGCGCCGGCGGCGCTGGGCGTAGTCGCTGCCCTCCTTGCCAATCTCATGCACCTTCACCGGCCCGGCCGGCGGGAATAGCTCCTCCATGGCGCGGGCCTGGAACTGCACGCAGGCCTCGGACAGGAGCGGGTAGCTGGCACTACTGGCGCCTTCGAACGGCAGGTTGTCCTCGGGGACCTCGCGCAGCCCCATGATCTCCAGGCCGCGCGACAGACGCTGCGACCAGTCCGCCCGGCTCTGCTTGTCGATGTCGACGTACTCGATGATGTCCTCGGCGATGCGGGCCAACTCGCTCTCGTCGACGTGCTCGGCGAGGTTGGCGTCGTGCTCTTCGGCGCCGTCCTCGGCCTCCCGGCGTCCGCCGTCGAAGTCCACCAGGATTGACCCGTCCGGCCCGCGCCGCAGCAGAGTGCCCTCAATCTCGATCTCGGTCTCCTCGGGCCCGACGTTAACCTCGATGTCGTCATCGGCGCGGGTCGGATAGGCCATCTCAGCGATCCTCTTCGTTCTTTCGCTCACCCGAGCGCTGCTTCAGGTTGGACGCCAGCGTGGTCTGCACGCCGCGGGGCCGGACCGTGACGTTGCCATTCTCGTCACGCTCTACGTCGGCGTTCTTCTGGTCGTCAGCCATTACCGCCTCCTATTTTGCTCTGGTGTGGACCTTGCTGTGCATCGTTGCTCTGTAGCTGATCAATCTGCTCTTGCAGTCGGTCAATCTGCCGCTGCAGGTCGTTGCGCTCGGACTGACCACGCGCCTGCTGCACCAGCACATCGGCGATGGTTTCTTGGTCGTTTTGCAACTGCTGCATCCGGTCCTGGAGGTCGTCGATCTCCGAGCGCACCTGCCCAACCGTGCTACCGCCCTGGTAAATGGCACCGGCCATCGTAAGCATGATGCCGATGATCGCGACCCACGTAGCTTTGCTGTTCAATGTGCCTATCCTTTTGCGGAAGGCTGCCAGGGTCAGCCATAAAGACGCCGAACGCCGCCCACCACCGACGTTCCTGGTTCCGGTGTGTCGTCTTCCTCGTCCGCCTCGTCGGCGAACTCCAGGAAACTCTTCCTCAGCCATAGCAGACACATCGTCACTGTATCGACCAAGTCGTCGAACTCACCATACGGGAAATCCGCGCACTGTTCGATAACCTCCTCGGCCCAGTCGCGGTCCATGTAGTAAACGAGGCCTTCCTCCAGGATGTCAGACGCGGCGTGCGCCCGCGGCAGCTTGCCCTTGCTGTGCGTGCCGCCCGGCGGCAGCCATTTCTTCACTGGCAGACCCTTGCGGCGCAGCGTCTGGATCAGGCTGTGGCCGGACGCGCGCTTCTCGACCAGGATCATGTCCGGCTCGTGGTTGCGGTGATGCTGGATGGCCGCGTCCACGAGGTCCGGGAACGCCAGCCGCTTGTTCATGCGCTCCAGCAGGATCACCGAGTAGCGGCCGGTCAGCGGGTTGGAGAACACACCCCAGGTGGTGCGGGCCGAAAAGTCGTCGGTCTCCGCCTCCTCCATCGCCGTGTCGTAGAACGCCACGATCATCTCGCACTCGGGTGGGGTGGGCTGTGGCCACTTCTTCCACCACTGCCGCTTAAGGATGTGGCCTTCCTCTTCCGCCGGCTGGCCCATGTACAGCGCCCGCCACCACTTGGGGCGCATGTTGGACTTCGTGCGCAGTAGCTCGCCGATGGGCCAGCGCCGCGGGGCGAAGCTGACGTCCTGCTTGAACTTGTAGAACGGGACCTTCTTCTCCGGTCGCCCCTGCTTGCGAGCCTGCGCGCGCTCAATGCCGCGGTTGATCTCGTACGTCTCGCGCGCCTTGCTGTTTAGTTTCGAAACGACATTATCGTCGTCCAGGATGGCCGGGATGTTCAGCACATCCCACTGGTCGGCGTACGGGTCGTCCTTGTTCTGGTTCGCAAGCTCCAGCAGCTTGCCGGCGAGGTCGTCCTTGGCCCAGCGGGTCATGATCAGCACCACGGCGTTCCGGTCGGGCTGCCGCCGGGTGTAAAAGCCCGGGCCGTACCACTCCCACACGAACTGCTTGGCCGTGTCGGACATGGCGTCCTGCTCGGACAGCGGGTCATCGATGATGCCCAGGTTCCAGCCCTTGCCGGCGATACCGCCGCGGATGCCGGCCGACACGTACTCGCCCTGCTGGGCCTTGTCCTGCTGGTTGCGGTCGACCACGCCCCACTTGCCCGCTGCTTTGCTGTCCGACGCCAGATCGACGCCCGGGAATACCTCCTGGTAATCAGGGTCGCGGATCATGTTTCTGATCTGCCGGCCCCAGCCCACGGCCATTTCGTGCTCGTAAGCGACCTGCATGACCTTGTCCGACGGGAACTTGCCGACCCACCACGCCGGGAAGAAGATCGAACACAGCATGCTGTTGTGGACCACAAGGTCGTTGGCTAGGAACGTGTGGTCCTCGTCGACCGTCAGACAGCGACAGCGCGCCTGCTCATCGTCCACGATCTCGACGATCTCATCCTCGAACCACGGCGCATGGAACGTCCGCGGGTCGCCGCACCAGTCGCGCAGTTTGTCTGCTTTTACGCCGTACACCGGCACGGAACGGGCGAACAGCGCGACGTTGTGCTCGCCACCGACAATCAGCCGAAACGACTGATATGGCTCACCGTTAAAGTCGTGGGCACGCTCACGCAGGCGGGCCGAAACGCCAAGACGCATCAGCAGGTGTTGCACGTCCTGCAGTAACTCGCGGCTCACCGAGCCGAACTCAATCGATGCCTGCCCGCGTCCGTTTGCGCGTCGAGAGATTGACCCGTCGCAGGCGAAGTAAGCGCCGACAAAATTAGCTACGGCGGACAGACCCCCGCGCATCACCGCATCGGGGACACGCTTCGTGTAACTGCCCTTGCCGGCTAGTCCATGACTGCGCACAAACTCGCGGGCGCCCTTCGACATCGTGTAGCGCAACTGTCGGCGACCGCGCAACTGAGCGACGAAGCCGAGGCTGTCGGCGCAGTGGATGATGTCGGCACCCTGAACCGGGTCAGCGCACGTTACGTTGCAGGCAATGCTCGTCGTGGCGTTGGTGACGTTGCCGTCGCCGACGATGTAGCCAAGCATGCGCGCGCCCTCGTCGGACAACCCGCTGGGCGCTTCTGTCTCCACACCATTCGGCACCGCTAACACGTCTCGCGTCTGCAGGTTGCCAGCCTGGACCCACCCCCGTGTCGTTAGGAACGGGTGGTCGTAAGCCGCACGCACCTCGCGCCCCATGACCGTGCGGATGCGCCGCACTGGCAGCGTGCCCTGTTCATGCACCTCGGTCACACGCCTGGGCCGGCCGCGATCAGTAATCACCGTGTCGCCAACCTTGATCGCCCACAGCGGCACCTGCCGACCGTCGCCGCGCAGCACCAGCGTCTCTTCGTCCACTGGCTTACCCGTCCGCGGCGGCAGGAAGATCATCAGCCGATCCGTCTCGCCGCGGGCGACCTTCTCCAGCTTCTCGGCGATCAGCAGGTGGGCTTCTTCGACGATGAACCAGGGCGCGACCGAACGGACGAAGTCAATGAAGCTCAGTTGACCCAGGCGCCGTGCTATTTGCGCTCGTGTCTCCCGAGCCTCCTCCGTCGTCATCGTCATCGCTGTCTGCC